GAGCTTGTCGTTGCGTTCCAGAGATGGATGCCGGATGCGTTGCAATATAGCAGATACGTCGTGTTGCCGATTACGAAACGCCATCCTGGATAGCCTGCGCTGTTTACATTGTACGGTCTTGCTGAAGTAATCGTGCTGCTTTCAGGAGATACGGATTACAATTGCGACCACGTGCTCCATGCGCCGTTTGCTTTTGCCCTGTGCCATATGTCGCCGTTCGCCCTGAACGCGACTTGTGCGAGGTTCTCGCTGCTCACGAGGATGACGAACAGCCCGAAGCCGACATTGCTGACAGGTGCGTTCGATGCGTTGTTGCTCATCTTGTACATGCCAGGCGTTGTCATGTCGTTGTAGCTTGTTGTGTGTAAATCGCCAGCTTGGGTGAAATTGGATACGGATTCCCGGAGCGAGTTTATCGCCACCGAGTTCGCCATGCGCCAGTAGGTTCCGTCGTAGACGAAATGGACCGTCTCGCCGGCCATCCACTTGCAGTTCGCCGCCGTCGTCGAGTTGTTGGCATATATCGCCTTGGCGCCCGTCGAGTTGACGTTGAGCGTCGGCGAAGCCGCCGTGTTCTCGTTGGTGAACCGCACGTCGACCGCAGCGCCGGCTTCGAGCACGAAGCCCGTGCAGCTCGCAGTCTTCGCAGCGGTTGCCGCGGCGGTTGAGCTCGTTGCGTACCACTCGCGCGAAGCGTTCAGTGCTTGCCTTGCGCCGTCGACCGTCGAAGCGCCCGTGCCGCCGTTCGCCACCGCGATCTGGCCGCTCGTGACATCTGATGCGGCATGGGTGTGGGAAGACGCGGCCTTGCCGGAAAGCGAAGTGTCGACCTCGCTCGTCGAGTAGACGCTTAGCGCAGTGCGTGCGTCCGCCGCCGTGGTCGCACCGGTGCCGCCGTTCGCCACGGGCAGCGCGCCGGTGGTCGAGCCGAGGCCAAGACGCTCGCGCTCGGCTGCCGCCGTTGCAACGCCCGTGCCGCCGCGGTTGACCGCCAGGGTGCCGTCGTTGATGTCGGATGCCGAGTGGTTGTGCGATGCGTTCGCCTTGCCGTTGACCGTCGTGATGGTCGCGTAGGTCGCGGCCGCGTCGGTCGTGGTCAGGAAATCGCCAGCCGTGAACGACAGCACGCCGTTGCCGTCCACCGTCATGCCCGACTCGGAGTCGATGATGACGCCGCCCAGCGTCGAGTACGTCGCGGGTGGCAAGACCTGCTGCTCCATCTCGGCGAACGATGCCTGCATGGCTGCGAATGTCGTGGAGCGGTTGGACTCCGCGCTGACTCGCGAGGTCTCAGCGGACTGCCGTGACGTTTCCTGTGCCTGGCGTGTGGCCTCGTTCGAGATTCGCGTGTTCTCCGACGAGATGCGCGCCGACTCGGACTCCTGGCGGGTCGCTTCGTTGCTCGTGCGGTTGGTCTCTGCGTTGGCTCGTGCGGTCTCAGCCGTCTGCCTCGACGTTTCCGCACTCGCCCTGGCGGTTTCAGCCGTGGCCCTCGCGGACTCTGCGCTCACTCTCGCCGCTTCAGCCGATGCCACCGACGTGTTGAGCGCGTCGGCTGCGTTGGCCTTGCTGGTCGCGTTGGTCGCCGCCGTGTTCGCGGACGTTGCGGCGGTGCTAGCCGCCGTCGCCGCGGTGTTCGCGTCCGTGGTCGCTTCGATTGCGTCAGCGGTCGCGCTCTCGGCGTTGGAGATCGCGGTGGTGATAGCGGTCGTGTACGCCGCGATGTCGTCCTCGCAGTCCTCCGTCACGTCGTTCAGCTTCTCGGCGAGCGATATCATCGAGCCACGGACTTCCTCGCCGTACACGGCGTTCTGGAACGCGGCGATCTCTGCTGAAATGTCAGCCATTTATTCCTCCTGTTCGTGTTCACCATGTTCGGCGATTTCGTGCGCCATCGCCCCGATCGCGAACGATTCGAGACGGTGGGACACCGTTCCCATGACGAGCGGGACGAGCTTCGCGTCCACGCCGTAGCGGTTCATGATCTGAAGTGCCGCCGCCTGGATTTCGTCGGCTGCGACGAGGGCGTTGTCCATCGTTACGTCGTCCATCCGCATATGAGACCCTTCTTGACGGTCAGGTAGATCTTGCCGCCGTTTCCGTATGTCAGGTAGATACTTCCCGTGTACGTCTGCACAGGGTTCGAGCCGTCGGAATCGCCGACGACGATGGAGCCCGTGTTGAGCCAGAGCGCGTTGCTCGTTGTGACGATCCTGTTGGTGCTCGGGTTGAGCGAGATTGCCGTGACGCCCTTGTTGACCCCGAGGACCACGCCCCAGGACGCGCATCTCATGTAGTTGTTCGAGTTCGTCTGGATTTCCACGGAGCTCTGGTTGTTCTCCGTCGTGAAGGCGCCTATCCTGCCGCCCCACTTGAACGAGCCGCCCATCTTCGTGTAGAAGTCAATCCAGCCGGCGCTGACCTTCGTCTTGTAGATGCCGTTCGTCGTTTCCAGGCTGCCCGTCGCGTTGATGTCCGTGGCGGTCATGTTCTTCGTCGTAAGGACGCCCGCCGTGGTCATGGAGCTGTTGGACGATTCCCACCCGAACTTGTTCGACTTGATGTAGATGGTCTCGGCTGTCTGCTGGATTGTCGAGCTGATCTGCCCGCGCTTGACGGTCTGCGCGATCTGGTCGGCGCGTACCTTGATTTCGGCCTGAAGGTCGGTCCTCAGTCCGCTCGCGGTGGTCTCGACCCTGCTCACCCTCGCGGTTATCTGGTCGTCCGCTGCCTTGAACTCGCTTCTCGCGGTGTTGAGCGTCCTGGTGTCGGCGTCTTCCCACTGGCTCGTGTAGTCCTGGCTTATCTTCTCGGCGGTGATGCTGTTCGCCTGGATGTACTTGCCCAGGATTGTGCCGTTCGCCATGATTGCCGTGTCGTACGGCCCCTCAACGCCGCTCGTGGAGTAGGCCGTGCCATTCAGGTTGACCTTCCTGACCACCTGCGCCGTGTCGAGCGTCGCGCTGTCGAGGATGTAGTCGGCGAGCCACCTGCCCTCGTCGTCGTACTCTGTGTACTTGTAACCGCCGCGCGAGCCCGTCATCATCGCCGTGACGTTCTCGATCGCGTCGGCGAGCTGCGAGGTCTGGCGGTAGTCGGATTCGACGTTGGCCGTCGCGAGCGCGTGGTTCGTGGAGTTCTGCGTTCCGACGAACGATGCCCTGAGCGAATCGCCCAGCTCGATGATGTCGGAGTCGGGCGCGTCGGGGTGGTAAGTCCTCACCGTGATTGGGAAGCGCCGTTCCAGACCGTACGGTTTCGCCACGACCACGACGCTGTCGCCGCAGCGCAGCCTGCCGAACTGCGTGGAAGTCAGCGAGAGGTCGACCGCCCTGACGGTCAGGTGCATGCGCTCGAACTGGTCGTTGGCAAGCCAGCCCCTGGCCTTGGAGAGCAGGTTCTGCGGGACCGTCACATCGTCCCAGACCTTCACGGTGCGGATGTTGCCGAAGCGGTTCACGAGCGTCTGGCTTGAAATCCAGTCCACGCCGTTGTTCACGCTCTCGATGGTCAGCCGCTTCTCCAGGTTGCCTATCTTCGAGTTGTCGCCGGAGTCGTTGTCGAGACGGCAGCCCAGCGGAACCACAGCAGAGCAGATGTCGTCAACGGTCAGCGTGTCGGAGTAGTCGAGAAGGTTCTCGCCGAAGTAGATGCGCTGACCCGACTCCGCTCCGTACGTCGCGTCGGTCAGGTAGTCGATGTAGCGGATGCCGTTTGAACGTCTCAGCTTTATCTGGCCACCGAGCCTGTCGACGAGTTTGTCGCGTATGTCCGCCAGCGTGGTCTCGCGGTTGGTGTAGCGGTACAGCGAGTCGTTGCTGTCCACCACGTTGACCGCGCCGACCTGGAACTGGTGCTCCGGGCACTGCTCGTTGTGGCGAGCTAGGAGCGTCGCAAGGAAGCTGCGCGGCGGCGTGTCGTGGAACTCGGCCTGCGGCTGCACTGAGTCGAACAGCCAGGCCATCTCGCCGACGGCGTACACCGTCTCGTTGTAGCTCATGTCGTGCGAAATCTCGCGGACCTCGTAGAGCCCGAGCGATTCGCCGTCGAGCAGCATCTCGACCACGCTGCTGCGCGTGACGAGGGTGCCGTACGCGGGGTTGTCCTTCGGCATGGTGAACTTGACGTACCCCGCATCGCCCTTTGCGGTGTAGCACTCGATGTTGAACGCGGTGTAGTTCTGGTCGCCCTGGTAGAAGATTGGCGAGCCGTCCTGTAGCCTTATCTCGTACATTTACAGGCTCCCCACTCGGTACTCCACGCCGACCGAGCCCGTGCCGTTGAGCATGAGCGTCACGGCGCTGTCCGCGCTCTGCCTGATCTCGGGGAACACGTTCGCGCCGCCCTTCAGCGTGTGCCAGTTCTTGTCGGTCGACAGCTTCGCCTGGGCGCTGCCCGTGTTGAGCCACAGGGTCGGCTTGCCACGTGCGTGGTCAATCGGGAGCGTGAGCGTCACGGTGCTACCCGTGAGCGCGATGTCCGACTGCTGCGTGATTACGCCCGTGACGAAGTTGAAGCTGTCCCATAGCCACGGCTCGTACGAGCTGGTCGTGCTGTACTTGAACGGCTCGGCGCTCATGGACACGACGATGGTCGAGAACCTTCCCCGCCACTCAGCCGTCACCTGCGGCCTGCCGCGCCAGAAGTACGCGAGGTCGTCGGAGAAGATGACCCTCACGGTCCTTCCGTCGATTGCGTTGCGCATCGTGGATGCCAGCAGGTGGAACCGCTCGGCAACGTAGTTGACGCACGAGAACCTGATTTCAATCTCGCGGTTCTCGTAGTACACGCCGCCGAGCGCGTCTGACAGGTCGAGCACGCCGTCGCGCCCTGGAACCTGCACCTGGTACTTCCTGGCCTGCGCGTCCTCGATGGTGAACCCCGTGAGCACGAGGTCCCATCCTTCGGCAACGACCGTCGTCGTGGTGGTCTCCACGCCGTTGACGGTCGTCGTGGTCGATGTCGTCACGTCGGTGGTCGACTTGTACTGCTTGCCAGTGTCCTCGACGGTGAACATCACGTAGGGCGCGTTGCTTAGGGGTTCGTATGTCGCTTTCGTCATCGTGCGTACGCCCTCCTGCTCATCGTGCCCATGGCCCTGTCAATCTCGTCGACCGTTGCTTCCGCGAACGCCCTGCCGTCGATGTTGAGTATCAGCCGCATCTGGCGCAGTTCCTCGCGCAGCGACGCGACCTCGGCGGCCATTGAGCCGCTGCCCTCGGCCTCCGCCCTCATAGACACGGACGCGACGCCGTCGGCCACGCCGTACACGTCGTTCATGGCGTCCTGCATGGAGCGTTCGACCTCGCCCGTGGCGCCGTCGATGCCCTTGGCGAAGCCGAGCATCGTGTTCTCGCCGATTCCTGCGAACAGCTTGGACGGCGAGGCGATCCCGAGGAACGACAGCGCGGAGTTGACCGCGTTCTGCAACCCGCCGGTGATCGTGTTGACGACAGCCCAGAAGTTATCGGATATGCCCTGCACGAGGCCGTTGATTATCTCGACGCCCGCGTTGTACATGCTCCAGAAGAAGTTCTGAACCGTCTGCACGGCCATGTCCAGCAAGCCGATGAAGAACGTGAGCATGCTGTTGCCCGTGTCGGACATGCCGTCGATTATCTCCTGGACGAGCTGGCAGCCTGCGTTCCACAGGCTCATGAAGAAGCTTCCGATTGAATCCAGGATGCCCTGCATGAAGTTGTTCATCTCGTTCATCGCCGGCGTGATGCCGTTGGCGATTGCGGAGATGAGGTTGAGCACCAGCTTGCCCATATTCGCGAGGATGTCGGGCATCGCTTTCACGAGCGCCGTGAGGATTGCCGCGAACAGGATGACCGCTGCTTCGAGCAGCACGGGGACGAGCGCCGCGATCACCTCGGACAGCGAGTCGATGAGTTCCGTCGAGTGCTCGGTGAGCACGGGCAGGAGCTGGTCGACAAGCTGCGGAATGGCTTCCGCTAGGTTGCTCATGATCTCGGTGATTTTCGGGATGATGAGCTGCGCCGAGTTCGACACCATCTCCACGAGGTTGGTGACTGCCGCGGTTATGTCGCCGTTCGGGTCGCCCAGCGTGGTGATGA